TAATGATAAAGCTAATGTTAATGCTTCTTTATTATCTTTAATCATATTGCACCTGCTAACTTACCCATAATCTGTAAACATAGCCAAATGTACCCATAAAACGCTATACATATTACAATCATTGTTGAAATTTTCATTTGTAATCTCCCAATTAAAATGTCTTACAACTGAACAATAAGTCTTATAAAAATAAAAGTCAAGAAATTTTAACAATTATTTAACATAGTGCTATTTACTTTTTAAATTAGACATGATAAGGTCTAAAAGCTATATTTTAAGGAGAAATTATGTATAAAATTAAGAATTGGGAAAAGTTTAACCTTTACACTTCTAAAAACCCACGTTATCAAAAGAAAATGCTATGGTTTAAGGTTTATGGCACAGACCTAATCAATGATGTTAATTTCTTTAAATTATCCCACGAGGAACAAGCTTTACTTTTTAAGTTTTGGTGCTTGGCTTCTGAAAACAATGGAAATTTGCCTAATACTTTTGATATTTCTTTTAGGCTTCACTATCCTGTTGAATTCATTGAGAAAATGACAAAGAATCTATTTAATAAAGGTTGGTTAACAGAATGTTATCATTCGGATACCATAGACAAGAGTAGAGTAGAAGAAATAAGAGAAGATAGAGTAGAGGAAAGTATAGTAGAAGATAGGATAGGTTTAGTATGAATATCCATGAAATAATAGGTTATTTTGAAAAAGCATATAAGTCTGGTGAGAATGAATATCAATGTTTATGTCCTGCTCATAATGATAAACATGCTTCACTTGGGATAAAACAACTATCCGATGGGCGTATTCTTATAAATTGTTTTGCTGGGTGTGGTATAACTGATATACTTGGTGGCGTTGGTTTAAGCCTAGATGATATAGTTCCTAAACGTCTTGGTGACTTCAAACCTCTTAGAAAAGCATTTAACCCTTACTCTGTTCTAAAGACTGTAAGCCATGAAACATTATTAGTGGCATTAGCTTCTATAGAATTAAGTAAAGGCAAAACCTTACCACTAGAGGACCATAAAAGACTTATGTTAGCAGCAGAAAGATTAAGACAGGCATATTCATTATGTCATTAGCGGACAAGGTTCAACAGTTAGTTATTAATGAAGCATCTGTTCAAAACTATTTTGAGAGCCGTAATAATGACGAACATCTTAATATTAAGAATCCTAGTGAATATATACCACAAGTCGTAGCATATTTTAATAATGAATTAGAAAGTGGAAAGACTTTACCTTGGACCAGCACTTATGACAAATGGATGCTTCGTAGTGGCGAGACTACATTAATTACTGGTTGGAGTGGTGCAGGCAAGTCATTACTACTTAACTATATTGTTTTACATTTACTTAAAACAAGTAAGTGCATGGTGGCTAGTTACGAGATGCAACCTAAGTCTACACTTGCGAGATTTATAAGGCAGTCTTTAGGCAGTAATCATCCATCTAACGAATACATAAATAAATTTTGTAGTAGTGCTGATAGTAAGTTATATATTTACGAACAAGAAAATACAACGACCAGCAAAACTATATTAAGTTCTATTTATTATGCAGTTGAACAACTTGGTGTAGAGTTTATAGTGATAGATAGTTTAATGAAGGTAGGCGATATAGCTGAAGATGCTTATAACGACCAAAAACTATTTATGGACAAAATATGTGTAGCTGCAAGAGATACTGGATGCCATATATTTGTTGTAGCTCATGCAAGGAAAGGTGATGAGCATGAAGGCAAAGCACCTACTAAACATCAAGTATCAGGTTCTACTCATTTGACTAACCTAGTGGATAATGTAGTATCGGTTTATCGCAATAAGAAAAAGACTGACCTTTTGGAAGCAGGTAAACTTGATGATGACGAAGTTAAGCGTATGCCTGATTGTATTTTATATGTATGTAAGCAAAGACATTATGAATGGGAAGGTAAAATACCATTATGGTATGAGCCTAAAGGTATGAGATATTATGAGAAGCCAATATGAAATTTGAAGATACAACTTGGTTTAAGTTATTCGGTGATTGTGAATACAAAGTTACTTTTAATGATGGTAAAATAATTAAGTCTAAAGGATGGCATGATGATAAAATGGTCGCTCACGCAAAACAACCTAAACAACCTCATAGAGAAGTTAAAGGGTCTTGACTGGACAAAGCATTGGCGTGTAACAATTACAGATACAAAACTTAACAGAAGTTTGGAACAAAATTTACGCTTATGGGAATTATATACAAGCGTAGGTAATCATCTAGGTGTTGAGAAAGATAAAATACACGAACTCATGGGATATAAGTTTTTACGCTTTCAAACAGAAATAGCAGGCAACCCTGTAGAACTTATAAAGTCTACAACAAAACTCACCACTAGCGAGATGGCAGCTTACCAACAAGAGATAGAAATATGGGCGCAAGGTTATGGATGGGGATGGGATGAGTAATTATCGTAACCCTAAATTACTTAAACTTGCTAAAGATGCACCATGTATGAATTGCGGTATTATGGATGGAACTATAGTGGCAGCACACTCTAATCAGTTAAGAGATGGCAAAGGTACTGGAATTAAGTCTCACGACCACCGCATTAGTTACTTATGTAGTATGTGCCACGCAAGAATAGATAATGGTAAAGAGTTAAGCAGAGAAGAACGTATAGAGCTATGGGAAAATTCACACAGAAGAAGTATTGCATGGTTATTTACTAGCGGACATCTGGAGGTAAAGTAATGGGTAAGGGAAGCTCACAAAGACCTATAAAAGATAAAGAAGTATTTGAATATAATTGGGATAAGATATTCAACAAGAAAAAACGTAGTGATGACGTATCACCACATCTACAAGAATATGAACTTAACAAGTCTACAGGTGAGTTGCAGAAGGTAGACAATGGCGACTAGCCCTACACAATTATCACTAAAAAAATTAAGAGAAGAAGGATACCTTGTTGATGTTGTAGAGAGATGGATACCTGGGGCGAACATAAGAAAAGATTTGTATGGCTTTGGAGACCTCTTATGTTTAAAAGGAAAAGAAACTTTAGTGGTCCAAACAACAACAGCAAGTAATATGTCGGCAAGAGTAAAGAAGATAGCAGACCATGAAAATGTAAGTGCAGTTCGTAAAGCTGGTTGGACTATTCATGTGCATGGTTGGCATCAAGACGATAAGAAGAAGTGGCATTGTAAAATTAAGGATGTCAGTTGATAACAACAGATAGGTTACTTGCAATACTAGATGATTGGGCTTTATGGATGCACACATCTACACATAAGTTATCTTATCCTAGTAAATCATTAGGTATGGTGTCAGGTGGTGAGTCTACCACTGATGCATTTCAAGATATGTGTTCAGCTCAAGACATGACTAATGTCAGAACACTAGACGTTATTATACATAGTTTACCTAAAGAACAACAAGACGCACTTTACTGTAAATACTTAAAATCTAGGAAGCCACTAGCGTATGAATACAAATTAGAGATAGCTATGGATAACTTATTAACGATAGCAAGTAAGCGTATCAATGCTTAAAGCATTTGACAAAACTTATTTCCATGATATAATCGTTCGTGATGGGATAATTACGCCCACTCATTTAGTAATCTCCAACTTGCCCTACTTGAATAGGGCTTTTTTTTATGGTCAATGTTTGTGAACAATGCGGTGAAGCATATGACTCAACCGGTTATCCTGTTTGCCAAAATTGTCAGTTTGATACATTTATTAAATTAAGGAAGCCAGATGAAAGCAATAATGAAGGGCAAAAAAGTAAAGAAAGTAATGAAGGAATTTAAAGCAGGAACTTTAAATATAGGTAAGTCATCTAAAAAAGTTACAAACCCTGAACAAGCTATAGCAATTGGTCTTGCTATGGCAAATAAAAAGAAAAGGAAATAATCATGCCAATGGTCGGAAAAATGAAATTTGCTTACACCGAAAAGGGTAAGAAAGAAGCTAAATCATACGCAAAGAAAACAGGTAAAGCTATGGCAGCTAAGCCTATGAAAAAGGCAGCTAAACGTGGCAAATAAACCAGGTCTCTATGCAAATATTTTAGCCAAGAAAGCTAGAATCAAGGCTGGCTCTGGTGAGAAGATGCGTAAGGTAGGTTCTAAAGGCGCACCTACAGCTATGGCATTTAAACAAGCAGCAAAGACAGCCAAGCCAATTAAAAAGAAATGATTAAGAAGGGCAAGGAAACATTCTCAGGTTATAACAAACCTAAGAGAACACCTAATCATCCTACTAAGTCACATGCAGTATTGGCTAAAGATGGTGACACAGAAAAACTTATACGCTTTGGACAAAAAGGTGTAAGTGGTGATAAAACAAATACAGATAGAGCAAAGTCTTTTAAAGCAAGACACGCTAAAAACATTGC